TACTATTTACAAATCCACAAAAAGCATTATCAGATTTTACTAATCTAATTAAGGAAAACTTGATAAATAGATTCAATGGATTATTAGAATTAGTACCTAAGTTAGCACAAGCTATTGGTTTATTATTTCAAGGTAAATTTAAAGAAGCAGGTAAAGTAGCAGTAAACGCTGCTGCTAAAGTTACTTTAGGTGTAGAGAATATTGTAGATAAAACTCAACAAGCTATAGATAAAACAAATGAATTTATAAAAGCAACTGTAGAGGAAGGTAAGATAGCAGGTGAAATAGCAGACCAAAGAGCTGAAGCAGATAAAATAGAAAGAGATTTATTAGTACAGAGAGCTAAAGCAGACAGAGATAGAGCAAATGCATTAGAAAAAGCTGTAAACAGAGAAAAGTTTACCATTGAAGAAAGAATAGGTTTTTTGGAAGAAGCAGGACAAATTGAAGCAGATATTACAAATAAAGAAATAGAAGCAGCAAAACTTAGATTACAAGCTAAAGAAGAAGAGAATGCTTTGGGTAAATCTACAAAAGCTGATTTAGATGAAGAAGCACAATTAAGAGCTAGAGTAATACAATTAGAAACTGCACGTTTAACAAAACAAAAAGAAGTTACATCACAAACCATAGCTTTAAAAAACGAACAAAAAGCAGAAGAAAAAAGATTAGAAGATGAAGCTAAAGCAGAAGAATTAGCAAGACTAAAAGAAATAGATGATGCTAAAAAGAAATCTGCTGAAGATGAAAAGAAAAGAACAAAAGAATTAGAAGATTTTAAAAAACAAGCAATACAACAAGGTATTAATGGTGCAATTGCTCTTGTAGGACAAAATTCAAAATTTGCAAAAGGTATTGCTATAGCTAATGCTATTAGAGATACTTTTGCAGGAGCTAATAAAGCACTAGCACAAGGTGGTATATTTGGATTTGTTGGTGCTGCTGGTATAATAGCATCAGGACTTGCTAATGTAAAAGCTATTACATCAACAAAAGACCCTACACCACCTTCAAGTGTAACTGTATCAAGTAGAGGTGCTACACCAACACCAAGTATAGCTTCAACACCACCTGCATTTAACATAGTAGGTGCAGGGGGTACTAATCAACTTGCAGAAGCAATTACTGGACAACAACAACAGCCAGTTAGAGCTTTTGTAGTATCACAAGATGTAACCACAGCACAAAGTTTGGAGAGAAATATTATAGATGGTGCTTCTTTAGGATAGAAATACAAAATCAATTTTAAAGGCATTTAGAAAGCGTTTAAGCGACTTTCTGTTTTCTAGAGTATGTATATATTAAAATTAAGAGAAGTGCTATTAGAATAAAATTACCTTCGTAGAATTATTAACATTTGTGTATATCAAATATTTCATTTATCTTGGTCTAAATTTAAAATTAATCTTATGAAATATCAAGTTATTAACGACAAGACTAACAAGGTAGAAGAAGAGTTCTACACACGAGAAGACGCAGTAGATTGCGTGGATTTTGAGTTCTCGTTTGCGACTCATTCAATCATTCAAGTAGTATCTTGCAGATGTTGTGATAGAGAAGGACACGAAAGACACGATTGGTATGGCATCAGCACAGGTTATTGGTGTGACGAATGTTACTGGTCTAATCGCTACAAATTCAAGAAGTCAAGGTATGCGACAGAGGAATACGATGGTTTTGGAGAAAGACTATCAGACGACTACTAAAAATAAATATAGTCATACTTACAATAAGAACCACCTATCAAGGTGGTTTTTTTTTGTAAAAACTTTTACAAATACGTTATACTATTATGAAGATTATAGAACTTGTACTTGATGATAATGAAATATCAGGAATAGAAGCTATATCAATTGTAGAGAATCCTGCAATAGAAGAAGATTTTGTAGCACTTAAGTCAGAAGAAATACAACTTGCACAAGTAGATAAACAAATACTTATAGGTGCTTTGCTTGTACCAAACAAACCAATATACAGAAAAAGGGGTGAAGAAGAATACTACATATACTTCTCAAAAGAAACAGTAAGAAAAGCATCTGAAATGTATCTTATAAGTGGTAATCAAAACAACAGCACACTTGAACACCATCACAAACTACAAGGACTTTCTTTAGTTGAGAGTTGGATCGTAGAAGATGAACTAAATGATAAATCTCGTAAATACAACCTTGATGTACCTGTAGGTACTTGGATGGGAGTAGTTAAAGTAAACAACAAAGAAGTTTGGGATGACTATGTAAAGACAGGCAAAGTAAAAGGTTTTAGTATAGAAGGTTACTTTGTAGATAAGATGGAAAGACCACAAGAATCTCTAAACGACTTTGAAGAAGAAGAAGCAGAAGAACTACTATCTATGATTAGAAGAATTGTAAGACAAGATGGTAGAACCAAAGATGGTAAAGTCATAGAGCTTGAAAGCTATAGTGATTATCCTGATGCAGTAAAGAACAATGCACAAAAAGGTATAGACTTAAATAAAAAAGTAAACAACAAATGTGCTACAGAAGTAGGTAAGATACGAGCACAACAACTTGCACAAGGAAAACCAATAAGTGAAAACACAATCAAACGTATGTATTCTTTTTTGTCAAGAGCTGAAGAGTACTATGATGAAAGCGACACAGAAGCGTGTGGTACAATATCTTATTTACTTTGGGGTGGTAAAGCTGGTAAAAGATATGCAGAAGCAAAGCTAAAAGAACTTGGACAATTAGAACTTGCAGATGTAAAAGTCAATGAAGATTATGCTATTATTATGGATAGACTAGCATACTCTACTAAAGAAATGGCACTTAAGATTGCAAAAGATTTAGGTTGTGAAGGTTTTCACGAACACGAATTTGAAGGACAAACTTGGTATATGCCTTGTGAGTTCCATAGTAAAGATTTATCCTACCATAAATGTCCAAAAGGTTATAAAAAGAAAAATGGTAAATGTGTTAAAATGGCAGAAGTAGGAGAAAGGGGTGGAATTAAGAAATCTCCCAAAGCACCTAAATCAAGAACACCTAACCCATCTCCAAAGGGTAAAGGAACAGCTAAGGGAGATGCTTCCACGTCAAGAGGTGCTAAAGTATCAAAACAAGATGAAGCTACCTTAAAAAAGAAATCTGATGATTTTAACGAAAGATATAAAGACAAGTTAGGATATGGTGTAAACGTAGGCACACTAAAAGCTGTATTTCAAAGGGGACTTGGTGCATTTAATGTATCACACTCTCCAAGAGTTAGTAGTCCAAGTCAATGGGCATTTGCAAGAGTAAATGCATATTTATATTTAGTAAAGAATGGCAGACCACAAAACAAAAAATATACAGGTGATAATGACTTATTACCAAAAGGACATCCAAAAAGCGACAAATGAAACATAGATACAAAACACCAAGCAGGTCTAGTCCTAAAGGTGGACGTAGGGGATGCTTATGCAAAGATAAACATACCTATAGCATAAAGTGTTGTGATGGTAGTTTGTGGGCACAAGGAATAGGAAGTATTACAAAAACTTCCTGATGAAAATGTAAAATAAATTAATAAGTAAGTTATAGTTATATGAAAGCAAGTCAAATGTTATCTAAAATTAAATATCTTTTAGGTGAAGAAGTGAAACTAGCAGAAGTCAAATTAGAGAACGGAACAATCTTAGAAGCAGAGTCTTTTGAGAAAGGTAACGAAGTGTTTATTAAAACAGAAGATGAGAGAGTAGCACTACCTGTAGGAGAGTATTTAATGGAAGATGGTAAAACTTTAACAATAATAGAAGAAGGAATAATTGATGAAATTATGGTAAAAGAACAAGAAGAAGTAGAAGCAGTACAAGCTGCTGAACACGAAGAAGAAAAAAAGGAAAAACTTGAGTACGTTACAAAAGATGAACTCAAGAAAGAAATGGACAATTTAGCTGTAGAGCTAAAGGAACACATCAAGGAATTGATGGACCACAAAAAAGAAGAGAAAATGTCTGAAGAAGTAAAAGAAGAATTATCTGCTGCTGTAGAACCAATAGCACATAATCCTGAAGAAGTTTCTAAAAAGAAAATTAATCTTCTTTCTCAAAATAAAACATTAACTACACAAGATATTGTGTTCAATAAACTATTTAATAAATAATGGCAACAACAACAACATTTTCTAACGATGTAATTCGTATCTTGGATGAATACGAAACACTTACAGCAGATGTAACTTTATCAGGAGCTGATAGTGGTAAAACATTTTTAATATCTGGTACAGGGTATACTGTTACACTCCCTGCACCTTCAGCAGGTTTGAAATTCAAATTTGTAGTATCAGCAGCTTTTTCAACAGACACAGTAGTACAAACTCCATCAGACAATAGAGATATTCTTAATGGTGGTGTAATTGTAAATGGTGCGATTGTAGAAGCAGATGCTGTTGACAAAGTAACATTTGAAGATGGTGCAGAAAGCATCGGTGATTTCGTAGAAGTTTCAAGTGATGGTACAAACTATTTCTTGTTTGGAAACGGAAACGCTAGTTCTTCAATAACTGTAGGAGAAATATAATAAATAATAAAATAAAGAAATGAGTACAACAACTTCAATAACAACAACTTACTCTGGTGAATTTGCAGGGCAATATATTTCTGCTGCACTTACTTCAGGTAAAACACTAAATGATGGTGCGATTACAATCAAACCTAATGTTAAATTTAAAGAAGTATTAAAAACACTTAGCACAGATGATGTAGTCAAAGATGCTACTTGTGATTTTGATCCTACTTCAACTCTTACTTTAGGAGAATCAATCTTAGAACCAAAAGAGTTACAAGTCAACTTACAATTATGTAAAGCTGATTTCCGTTCAGATTGGGAAGCTATTCAAATGGGATACTCTGCTTATGACAAACTACCAGACAACCTAGCTGATTATATTTTAGGTTATGTTGCAGGTAAGATTGCAGAAACTGTAGAGAACAACATTTGGAGTGGTGATGATTCTGCTGCTTCAGGTAACAACTTATTTGAAGGTTTTGAGCAAAGATTAAGTTCTTCTGCACTATCTGGTGTAGGTAGCTCAACTATCTCTTCAAGCAACGTAGTTACTTTCTTAGGCAAAGTAGTAGATAACATTCCTTCTGCTGTATATGGCAAAGATGATGTAACTATTTACATTCCTAACAATGTATATCAATCATATGTTAGAGCATTGGGTGGTTTCTCTTCTTCTGTATCAAGTGGAGCTTTCTCTGCACCTACTGATGGTGTGGACAGTCAAAGTTCACTTTGGTTTAACTTCCAAAGAAACTTGACTTTTGAAGGACTTAAAGTTCAGAGATGTCCAGGTATGTCAAGCAACAGAGCAATTGTTGCACAAAATTCTAACTTATTCTTTGGTACTGGTTTGTTATCAGACCACAACGAAGTTAAGTTATTAGATATGGCAGATCTTGATGGAAGTCAAAATGTAAGAGTAATTGCTAGATTCACAGCAGGTACACAAGTTGGTATCTCTGCTGATGCTAAGCACTTTACAGCGACTACATAATTAATTAAATTATTAACCAAAGGGGTGGGTAAGCCGAGTGCCTACTCACCCTTTTTTATTATAAAAATATGAGTTGTGCAATAACAAAAGGAAGAAATCTTGGATGTAAACCAGCGTATGCAGGTATTAAGAATGTTTACATTTTAGATTATAGTGCAGTTATATCAGCTCTTGGAGATACTAATGGTACAATTACTTTACCTACTGATAACTCTGCAGAGTTTTTTAAATTTGAACTAAAAGGTGGTAACTCATCTATGGAAACAGTTATCAATTCTTCAAGAGAGAATGGTACTACGTTCTATGAAACTACTTTAAATCTTACATTCCAAATCTTAGATGCAGCTACACAAGAAGAGATAAAACTTCTCTCAAGGGGTAGAGCGCATTATGTAGTAGAAATGTACCCAGATGGTGCAGGTACTACTAAGAGAATGTTGGTAGGTAGAGATAATGGTGGTGAAATTACTGGGGGTACTATAGTTTCAGGTAGTGCAGCAGGAGATTTACAAGGATTTACTTTGACAGTAACAGCTAGTGAAGTATTTCCACCATTCTTTTGTACTATACCAGATATAGCTTCAGCGACACCTATTAGTCCTGCTTAATAAAATATTTGTACATTTGTAGTGTATGAATTTTTTCATAGGTTAGTTTTAAATTTGGAAGGGGTATTTTTGCCCCTTCTTTTTTTATTGTAAATTTTGTTTTTTTTACGTTATACTTATATGAAGATTATTAATGTAAATCAAACACAAACATTAAAGTTCATTCCAAGAATAGATTATCCTACAAGCACGATAAATCTAAACTATAGCATAACAGATGAACAAACCAATAAATCAGAAACTACAAACTCTGTTTCTACATCTGTTGATACAAACGAGAATCTTCTAACAGCATCTGTAACTTTTGGTTCTAGTAATGCACCTTTTAGAGAAGGACACTTTTATACACTTGAAGTAAAAAAAACAGACAACACACTTGCCTATAGAGATAAATTATTTTGTACAGCTCAATCTACACAACAAAGTGTATATAACGTAAATAACAATGAGTACACAACAAACAACACATTTGATAACGATTACATAGTATTATGATACACGCTATAAATTTATCTAACTATGTAAGTCCAGAAATAGAAGAAAAGAAGAATAAGGACTTTGTAACATACGGAGATAAAAATTCTTACTTCCAATACCTTATTGATAGATACAATGGTAGTCCTACCAACAATGCTATTATAAATGGTATATCAGAAATGATATTTGGTAAAGGTTTAGACGCTACAGATAGCAATAGAAAACCAGAAGCATATGCACAAGCTATTACACTTTTACACAAAGATTGTGTTAGAAAGTTATGTACAGATTTAAAACTATTTGGACAATGCTCTATGCAAGTTATATACAACCAAAACAGAAGTAAGATTGCAAGAGTAGAACACTTGCCTGTAGAAACACTAGCAGCAGAGAAATGTAATGATAAAGGTGAAATAGAAGCATATTATTACTTTGCAGATTGGAGTAAGTACAAACATAGCTCAGAGCTTAAAAGAATACCTGCATTTGGTTTTTCAAAAGAATCTATAGAAATATTATATGTAAAACCATATCGTGCAGGATACAAGTACTATTCTACTCCAGACTAT